ATTCATCAAACCAGCGATCAACGGCGCGGCCGTCAGCTGCCTGGTAATGAATCAAATAAGCAGGGCAATTGTTGAGGTATTCGGCACGGCCTTTTACGTGACCCGTTTCACCGCTGACAGAAATCTTTACCGTCTGGCCTAAACCGTGTTTAAAACTCATTTCTTGGCTCCTGATTGCTTTTCTAAATAACGGACGCGGGCGGCAATTTGTTTGCGCATTGTTCCCACGCCACACTGTGAATGCAGCTTTTCGGCCGTGGCCAGCAGAGCGTCCACGCTCCGCAACAGCCCCACATCCGCGGTGGCCGTAGCACGCGGTACGCCGTGTTCGTCAAACAGCTGATACATGCCGGCGAACTTGAACCACTTGGCCTGGATCACTTCATACAGCTCCCACTTTTCCGCCACATCGGTAAACGTGCGGGAAAAATAAGGCTCAATAGGGTGGCCATCCCTGGCCTGTACTTCCGCCCATTTCAGGACGGTATCCGCCACAAAGGTGGGGAAATTGCTTTTCAACTCAACCGGGGTTTCCTGTCCCTGCTCAATGGCGATATCCGCCAAATTAAGCGCGGCGTCCATGTCGCCTACGTCAAAAAGCCAAATCACACACCATGCCAAGATCGGATTGCGGTACACCTCCCCGCCATTCAGGTACTTTTCTACGGTGGGCATCCATTTTGGTAATAATTCATCACGCTTTAACGCCACCTTTTGCGCCAATGTCAGCCAGTGCAACATATCCACATCGTTGGCCAGCGCCGCACTCAGAACGTGCAAGCTGTCTGCCCCTTCCAGTGCCTGGCGTTGCTTTAACTTCGTTTGCGCCGCTATGCGGGCACTGTGTCGCTGCGCGGGTGACAGACTCATGTTTACTCTCCGCCTACGGGTTCGGATGGCTCGGCAACGGTGCCGATGGTCACGGCGGATTCATCAATCGCCGCATACAGCTCCATTTCCTCGACGGCGTAACCTTCGTTACGCAGATATTTGTTTTCGTACTGCTTACGGTCTTCAACAAATTCCGCTTTACGCTGACGGGTATTACGCTGCGTATAGATATGCAGGTTGGCGAGCGTGGTCACCACCATGCGTTTGCCCGGCATAAATGGCGGGATAATCGCCTGACGGCCTGCAATGGAGTCCTGCAACATCTGCGCGGCGATTTTTTCGCTCGGACGATCAGCCGCCTGGTACAAGCGATACTGTTCAGCCGCCACCAGGTCAGAACCGACCAACACCACCAGGCGCGGATCATTACGGAATTGCTGCGGAATTTTGGTGTTAATAAGGTCTGACGCCATCGCATCCAGTGACTTGTAATCACCGTTCTGATCCAGCGTGACCGCATCAGTCATGATTTGTTTGCCGTCTTTATATTTGCGAACAATTTCATGCCAACCAATATTCACATCTTCGCCGTTCGGGTTTTCTTTATAGTCAGTAGATTCCGCCACAGACTTACCGTTAAAGCCGATACGCAACATATCCAGGGCAAAGGTCTGCGTGGTAAATGCGGTCACCATCTGGAAAAATTCTTCCTCAGAACCGGCATTTGCCCAGATTGAAAGCAGATCCCAACGCAGTGCGGCGCATGAGTCAGTTTCAACCAGCTTGTACTCGTTACCTGAAACGCCTACGTTGCGACGAAAACGCCCATCAGCAATACGGCCGGTATGCAGACCGGATGCACCCACGCTCACCACCTGGCCAGAAAGCTGGTCAACATCTGCCACGGTGATCCAGTTCAGGAAATCCGAACTTTCCAGCAGCGCATCACGCAGCTGCGTTTCCTTCGGATCAGACAGTGAGAAATAATTACTTTCCTCGCCACCGTCCAGACCGTTAGCCGCCGCAAGTCCCGCGCCGAATTGCTTTAAAAAGCCACGCGCTTTTGCATTTAAAATCATTATTTATTCATCCTTAATCGCTAATTAGCGGTTAATGTTTTCCCTGGCGAACGCCTGATAAATGCTTATAAGAACTGGAACGGTTTGCGTGAACCCTTCGGATTCTTACTCGGCAACGTGGTCACCTTTTTATCCAGCTTGCTGAACTTGCTGACGATATTTGGCAACTCTTCACGCAGGCGGGCAAATTCTTCCGTATCCACCACGTCTTTCACAGTTTCAACATCGCTCTGAATATCCGTCACGGTTGAATCCGTTGCTTCCGTTTTTGTTTCTAACGCAGTGATACGAGATTCCAACGAAGCAACAACCTCGGCCAGCGCCTGTAATTTATCGCCGTCCTGCGGAGTTTCCTCCGGTGCCGGTGTTTCATCTTCAATACTGAAAAGGCTGCGCCATTTCGATTTATTTTTGTCCTTCCCTGCCATGTTAATTTCCTTAACTTCGTTAATTACCAGCGGATTACTATTACCGATAAAGTAATTATCTTTCCGCTTATTAAATCGCATTCGCGTAGTGCCTACGCTTGCGGGTTCATCTGTAACGCCCAGCCCTTCAAGGTAATAACGACCGGTTCCGCGAAAGTTGCCATCAGGCGTTAACTCCACTGACGTGAATAAAAGCTTTCCGTTCCGATTCGCCTGTACCAGTTCAGTGGAAGGACACAACCGGGCATAGAGCTTTACTAATCCTGAGTCATCTTCGCTTGCCGCAACTTCCAGAACTTCACCGGCATTACCGCACCAGCGCTCATGCTCTGGCCAAAGCAGTGCGGTATACATATTTTTTGGGTCATATGTTTCCGCCGCGTCAATTAACATATCCCTGGTTAAAAAACGCTTATCAACCGTTTCCCCTTCGGTTGCGATACAGAGCCAATTCGTCATTAAATGTGAATCTGACATACCGGAATTAACCTCCGTTGTTTCCGTGGAATGCAGTATCGCCAATAATTAATCCCGCCGCATTAAGCAGAATTCGGATATACCCCTATATCCGATTGCATCAGATATTTACTTAACGAAATAGCCGAAACATCCCCGCATAATTACCGAATGGCTAAATACACAGACGAACTAAAAGACGTCGCACGCGCTTTATATTTGCGCCGTGCCACGCCAAAGGAAATTGCTCAGGATTTAAATCTGCCGAATGCGCGGATCATTTACTACTGGGCGCAAAAAGGGAATTGGGCTGATTTACTCAGCCACGAATCAACAGAGGAAGCCATTGAACGCCGTTACCAATTATTAGTTGGCCGGGATAAAAAAACAGAGCTGGAATTAAAAGAGATTGATTTACTTATTGCGCACGCAGTGAAACTGCGTGCGCAGACAAATAAGCATAAAGAGAAAATGGCCGCCGTCAAATCTGGCAATCAGGGAGGATATGACAGCCAGGGCGGGAACGGTGACGGCACAGAGCCGGTGAAAAAGCGCAAATATAAGAAAAACGATATCTCCGGCATGACGCAGGATGATTTTGACGCTTTCGCAGAGGAACATTTATTCGGCTATCAGAAACACCTGCGTAACAACCTGACACAGCAGATCAGGAACATCCTGAAAAGCCGCCAAATTGGTGCCACCTGGTACTTTGCGATTGAGGCATTCGAAAATGCGGTAATGACCGGTGACCCGCAAATTTTCCTTTCCGCCTCCAAAGCCCAGGCGGAAGTATTCCGCTCTTACATCGTCAACATCGCAGAGCAGTATTTCGGCATTGTGCTGACCGGCAACCCGATCAGATTAAGCAACGGCGCAGAGCTGCGCTTTCTGTCCACCAACAAAAACACCGCGCAGTCATACAGCGGCCATTTGTACTGCGACGAATACTTTTGGGTGCCGAACTTCGCCAAACTTAACGAGGTGGCCAGCGCAATGGCCACGCATGACCATTGGCGAACCACCTACTTTTCAACGCCCAGCGCCAAAACGCACCAGGCTTATCCTTTCTGGACGGGGGAAGAATGGAAGCGCGGCGATAAGAAACGCGAAAAAGTTGCCTTTCCAACCTTTGATGAAATGCGCAACGGCGGCCGACTCTGCCCGGATGGCCAGTGGCGGTACATCATCACGATGGAAGACGCGATCAAGGGCGGGTTTAACCTGGCCAGCATCGAGAAGCTGCGCAACCGCTACAACCGTGACACGTTCAACATGTTGTATATGTGCGTGTTTGTGGACAGCAAAGACAGCGTTTTCAAATTCAGTGATCTGGAAATCTGCGGCGTGGACGTGGCCGACTGGCAAGACCATGACCCCAACGCCGATCGGCCGTTTGGTAACCGTGAGGTATGGGGAGGCTTTGACCCGGCGCGTTCTGGCGATACCTCCACGTTTGCCATCGTTGCCCCGCCGCTTTATGCCGTGGAGAAATTCCGCGTGCTCTGCCTTTTTCACTGGAAAGGGATGAATTTCGCCTATCAGGCCGCGCAGATCAAAAAGCTGTTCGGGAAGTACAACATGACTTACATCGGCGTAGACGTCACCGGCATTGGCCGGGGCGTATTTGAACTGATTGAACATTTTGCCCTACGTGAAGCGGTGGCCATTCACTACGGCATGGAAACCAAAACCCGGCTGGTGTTGAAGATGATCGACGTAATCGGCGCAAAACGCCTGGAATGGAACAAAGACAACCGGGAAATTGCCGCGTCTTTCTTATCCATCCGACACACCAGCACGGCCAGCGGCAACGCCATGACGTTCAAAGCCGATCGCACAGTGGAAACCGGCCACGCCGATGCCTTTTGGGCAATCGCGCACGCCGTTATTAACGAGCCGATCAACTTTGAGCATAAGCGTAAATCTAAATGGAACTTAGGGAAAAAAGCAGCATGAGCAAACACAAGCCCGCCCGCCAGGCAAAGAAAGAACAACGAGACAGCAGCAAAAAAATGAGCATCATCAGCATGGGACGCCCGGAACCCATCCTGACCACCGGCACAAATTACCGGGATATCTGGTATGACAATGAATTCGATCACTACACCCTGCCGATTGACCGCCTGGCACTGGTTCAACTGACGAACTTAAACAGTCAGCACGGCGGCGTGATTTATGCCCGTCACAACATGGTGGCATCGGATTATCTGGGCGGCGGTTTAACGCATGAGCAGCTGCGCGGCGGCGTGTTTGATTATTTATCCTGCGGCGACCTGGCCATTCTGAAAGTGCGTTCGGGCTGGGGTGACGTGGTGGATTTGCTGCCGCTGCCGTCGCTGTATCTGCGCGTGCGTAAAACTGGGGAATTTGTGGTTCTGCAGGACGGCGAACCGTTGGTATACAGCCCGGATGATGTGATTTTCCTCAAACAGTACGACCCGCAGCAACAGATTTACGGCCTGCCGGATTACATCAGCGGCATTCACTCGGCATTGCTCAACAGTGAAGCGACGATTTTCCGCCGCCGCTATTATCACAATGGGGCGCACACCGGGGGCATCATCTACACCAATGACGCAAACCTGACGGATGAAGTAGAAGACGAAATTACCGAACGCCTGGAGAGCAGCAAAGGGATCGGGAACTTCTCCACCATCTTTGTGAACATTCCAGGCGGGAACGAAAAGGCGATCCAGTTCATTCCCGTGGGAGATATCGGCGCGAACGACGAATTCAACAACGTGAAGAACATCAGCGCGCAGGATGTGCTGAACGCCCACCGGTTCCCGGCTGGCCTGGCGGGCATTATTCCGCAAAATACAGCGGGTTTACCTGATCCGGAAAAGTCCCGCGCAACGTATCGAAAGGACGAAGTGATCCCGTTGCAGCGCATGATCATGAATGCGGTCAACAGTGACCCGGAAATTCCGTTACATCTGCGGCTTAACTTCGCCTTTGACACAACATCAGAGAGTGAAAAATGAGCCGCAACAGGCTAAAATCACGGGGTTATCACTTCCCCGGAGCCAACACCATGCGCGTGATGAAAGTCATCTGCCCCGAATGCGGCGCGAACTCAGTCATTAAAAAAACGTCACGCAAACACCGTCAGATTTCAGACCTGTATTGTGCGTGCTCTGACTTTGAGTGTGGTCATACTTTTGTAATGAATATGACCTTTTCGCACACTATCAGCCCCAGCGCGAAAAGCCAGGGCAGTTTGCTGCGTGGCCTCGTCGATTCATTGAAATCCGACGACAGACAAATGTTGCTCTCCCTACTGCAACAAGCCTGAATCATTACCCCCGTTCTGGGGGTTTTTCTTTTCTGTCTGCCGCAGACTTTCCAGCAATTGAGCATTCAACTCAGCTAACCATCCCAAGGCTAACGTTTTTTCTTCCTGATCACAGTCCCCAATAGCTACCAACCGAGAAAATAAAGCCATCCGTTGCACAGCGATTTCCTCAAAAAATAAATCCCGCATTCCCCTACCTCCCTAACTTATTCACTGCATAAACATACAGTATCTCAAATTGTTACAGAATAAAAGCAAACTGCGCGTGCATTTGCGAGTTTTCACCTTGCATTAAATGCCTAACGCCTCAAACGCCCGGTTAACGGCATCATTCTGATCACCCTGCAAAACATGACCATCGGCGCACACCCAGCACATGCCAGGGGAATCAAATGATTCGTTTTCAGGCGTGATGACTTCCCCGCAATTCTTGCTCCTGCAATATTGCTTTCTCCGCCTCACCACCAGCCGGTTACCCTCTAATTGCATTTCGGTTTCCCGATCCAGCGGCACGATATTGCCCCTGGCCAGCGCTTTGGCCATCTGACCAGCATCCTGGGACTGAATACCGATGCCCTTTTTCAACTCGGTGATCGTACTTTGAGTAC